TTACATATAATGAATTAGAACAAGAATTAAAAGCCTTACTAGCTAAAGGAGAAGAAGTATTTATTCCAATAAATAGAGGAGTTCAATTAAAAAATTTAATTGAAAATTTTGAGCCAGAGACAATACCTGAAATATCACAGATTAGTGTAGATCAAAATAATAAAATTATTGTTCTTATCAATGGTGAAAACTATACAAAAGAAGATTTAGAAGAATCTAGTAAAGATCCAAGAGCTGTAAGTAACAAAGTTTTATTTACTAAACTAATAAATGAAATAGATAGATTGCAAAAATTATTAGATGATCAGATTGCAGCTATTCCTGAATCAACTACACCTACAACTCCTACTACTACAGATACTAAAGCTGATATAGAAAGAAGAAGCAAAGAAGAATTATTTCCTATAGATTCTTTACATAAAGGTGAAGAGTCTGGGGATACTCTTAAAGTTATAGGTTATACTAATGAAGGTGTAAGATTTGAAATTCAAACTGAAGGAACAATTAAACCTACAAGAAATGTTATTTTTTCAGAATTAAAAAGATACATAAAAGAGGGTAAATTATCTTCAGATGTTTATGAAGAACTAGCAGCTTTAGAAGAGCCTACTACTAGTACTCAACCTGTAAGTACAACTTCTAAAAATTTACTTGAAGAAATACAAAATATAGTTACTGAAAAAACTTATGAAGCTTCAAGAATAGTAGGTAACTATATTGATAATGCTGTAAAAAATCTATTTGATAAAGGCATATTTCCCGTAAAAGATAGTACTAAAATATCTGATGAAGCTTATGAAAGTTTATTTGGAGTAGACGGTTATCTAACAGAACTAAAAAAATTACATGATAGTGGAGAAGTATATATAGCTTCCCAAGGATTAATAGTTTATGATAAAGAATTAGGTATTGCTGGAGAGATTGATTTACTTGTAGCTGATAGAAAAGGAAATATACATATTGTAGATATAAAAACTGGAGAAAAAAGTAAGTGGGATAACTTTAATAAAACTGAAAGTAAGTATTCTAAATTAGAAGAATATAGTTTACAACAAACTGCTTATGCTAATTTGTTAAACAGAATGATTGAAGTAAATCCTAAAGTAGCAATTTTACCTATACAAGTAATTAAAGATTTAGAAACTGGAAAAATAGAGTCTGGTCAAAAACCAACAAATAAAACTTTATTAAGTGAAAGTTCTAAATTTTTAATTATGTTAGATAAAAGTCTTGTTCAAGATAAAATCAACTCATTAATTCCTTTAATTAAAAGTCAGTTTAAATCAGATACTGCAGCAGATATCTTTGAGGATGAGGACATTGAAACCACAGATGATGATCAAACAAGCCCTATAAAAGATGCTATAGATAAAGAAGATGTCTCTACAGAAACTATATCTGAAAAAGAAAAAGGTACTGTAAAAGATTTACTTGATGAAATTTATAAATCTGGTAGTCAAAATATAAAGGTTATTAAAGGAAAAATTACTTTATTAAACAAGCAGGATGAGATATCTTCTGAATCATTAGATACATTAAATGATGCAATAAGAAAAAGAGAAACTGAACTTGAAGAAGAACCAGAAGAAGCTATAACATTAGATATGTTTAAAGAAGGTACTGAATTAATTGCTAAAAATGATGTATATATTGATAAGAAAACTCCATATGTTAAACAAGGTGAGTCAATAAAAATCATTTCTGTAAACAATGATGGTACAGTAAATTTTGTAAAATTAATTGGTAAGAGACCTACTAAACAAAAAGATTATAGTATGAAAGAATTAAATGCTAATTTTGAATTATCTAAGCTAATTTCAAAACCTGATATTCAAAAAGATAGTACCATGACAGATTTAGATAAAGATTATGTAAAACAAGGAGGAGATATAGTATCAAATTTCTTAAATAGTAAAGATGATCTTACTCGTGTAGAAAAAGATATAGAAACTAAATCTATTAAAAATTTAGATGATGAATTTTTTGATGAAGATAATTTAATTTGTGAGTAATGAATATAACCTGTGCACTTTCACCAAGTCAAATTGAAAAATTATATGCAAATGTTTATGGGCATTTATCAAAAAATAAATCTTTTGATCCAGAAACATATATGCGTAATCTTTTTAACAAGATTGCAGAAAAAACTAATACAGATAATGCTGCAAAATTTTTGCAATATGTGCCCGATATAATGTTTAAGGCAGCTGCACAAGTTGGTTTAGATAACTTACCTGATGCTATAAATATTAATAGAATAAAAGATTTAAATAAACTATTTAAAGATTCTGAAAGAGGTTTGTTAAATATCATAGATGTTTTTAAAAAAGATGACACACCTATATTAAGACAACTTGCTGAAGTAGAAAAAGAATTAGCTTTACAGCAAGAACAAATTGAAGGAGATGAGCCGCCTGTTAAAAATCCGGATAGGTTTGTAGCTTCAAAAACTTTTACTGGAACAGGTTCTCCTTTTGTTAAAATTAATCCTAATGATAAAAAAACATTAGAACCAACAACATTAAATAAGTCTAAAAAATCTTTTATAAATACTTTTGATAAATTAGAAAAAGCATTTCAAGTATCTGAGAATCCTGACTTATTTGAGTATCAAGAAGTACAAGTAAAAATAAAAGCTCAAATATTAAGTGAGTTTGTTAGAACTAATAACATAAACTTACTATACGCAGATACTCAAAATGAGTATAATAGATCTGTAGAAATAGTTACTGACAGTAAACAAAAAGAAGATGTTTTTCAAAATAATCAAAGAGTAATACTTGTTCTTGTAGATGAAGCTGGAGAAAATTTATATTTTGATCAAGATGGAAACATAACAACAAAAGAAAATGGTCAAATATTCTATCAGTTCCTAAGAGCAGCAAGAAAAACAAACAATGGATTTACTGTTAAAGACATTTATAATATAGAAGATCAAGTTAAAGATTCAAAAAATAAACAAAAAGAATTTGAAACATTATATAATATACAAGAGTCTTTAAAGAGTGATCCTAATGCTGTACAATTTTTACCGTTTATTGGAGTAACTAGTGGAGTTAATTCAGATTTATCATCTATTGTAATTGGTATAAAAGATTTAATTGAACAACCTACTGTTGATAAAAATGTAGTTAATACTTTAGACATAGCTGGTGAATTTGATGAACAAATAAGAAAAGGATTTGGATATATTGTATTAAATAACAATAAGTTTGAAATAACTAGACCTGAAATAACTGAAACAATTGCCAATGAAATTGCAGAGTTATTGATGAATCCTAATATTCCAGTTGATACTAAGATTAAAGTATTAGAAGGATATTCATCTAGAACATTAACCTCAAAAGTTAAAAAACATAAATATACTAATGATGGTATATTTATAATATATGCTAAAACAGGTTTAGACGGTATAAGACAAGATATCAAATTTACATCTGAGGCAATAAGTAAAATGTCTGATGATGAAATTTTAAACAATATTACAGCAATAAAAAATGCATATTTAAAAGGTTATAATGGTAAACCTACGTTTTTTACTTATGAAAAAGATTTTATAAATAAAACAAAACCTTTTTTAAGATATGATATAAATACAAAACAGATTAAAGTTGATAATAATTATGTTGATTTTATAACTCAATTTAATCAAGATGTAAGATTGATTAATGCCGATCCTGGTTTCTATAATAAACAGATTGTTTTTGGGGCTGCTGATGGACCTATATCACTTTTACAAGATAGTCAAACAGAAACTATTGATGAGAATTTAAATAGTATTCCTGGTACAGTAAATGAAATTAAAGAAATACATGCTGCACTAGTAGAAAGATTAAAAAAAGGAGAGAACATTACAGGTGATATAATTTTTCCAGAATATTCTAAAAGAAGATTTAGTTTTGTTGAAGGTAATGGTAAGATTGCAGATGGTTATAATACTGTAAAAAATAAAGATATAGTTATTATTAATGAAGAAAACTTTGGTTTAGAAATAGATGCTTTAAGAAATAGTAATGATTACTTAGGAGTTACAGCTGAATTAAAATATAGAGATACAGTTGATGAGTTTGATGATGTAATTGAAGTTTATATAGATGACAAGTATATTGGAAATATAAGAATATCTACTGACGAAGAATTTGAAGAACAAAAGAAAAAAGATTTGTCTGTAGAAAATCCATCTTTTCAAAGTCAAGAAATTAATAACAATGATTTAAATACTCCTCAAACATCTCTTGATCTAGATTTTAATAGATCAAATTATCCAGATGATAAACCAACAAAAGAATTAATTGATTCTGCAGAAAAGTGGTGGAAAACTTCTAAAACAGGTAAGATATTTAGAGAAAATAATATAGGATTTAGTTTTGCAATGAATTTAGTTAACTCTAATGTCTATGCAAAATTTGTTACTAGTGGATCTAACTTATTAAATCCGGATGATCCATTTATAGCATCAATTCTTATTAATCCTGCTAAAGGTACATTTGTAGATGTATACCATGAATCATGGCATGTATTCTCTCAGTTATTCTTAAGTAAAGCTGAAAAGTTTGAGCTATATAAAGAAGTAAAAAATTATAAAGATGCTTCTGGTAAACAACCATATATTAATATGAATTTCTTTGAAATAGAAGAAATGTTGGCTGAAGATTTTAGAAACTATGCTAAAGATCAAACAGTTAAAAAAGGTTCTCCTAAAAAAAATAGTTTGTTTAGAAGAATACTTAAATTTTTAAAAGCATTATTTGGAATAAAGAATCCTTCAGCTCATGAAGTTAGAATGGATATAATGAATATTCCAAGAGTAGCTGAACTTTATAATAACTTGTATATAGGTAAAATAAATAATTATGAACCTACAATAAATAACATCTATTTCTTTGAAATGGATAGAGGAGTGAGTAATGTAAACTATCCTAAATATGAAGCATTAAGTACAGGGGATTCTCAACAATTATCAAGATCAATAGATAATTTAATAGTTGAAGAAACTAAAGCTATTTATGATGAAAGAAAAGCTGCTGGTTTACCAAATCTAAAAGCTACTGCATTAGGTACACTCTTACTAGAAAAAAATAAAGCTTATTTATATACAAGAATTAAACAAAGACTTCAAGATAAATTAGACGAAGAAACAACAAAGTTAGGAACTATAAAAGGTGTTCCTTTACTTAGTACATTTAAAACAAAAGAAAATTTTAAAAAGAATGCTGTAGCTATAATGAACAATACTAAAGGTAGAGATAAGTATGTTCTTTTAAAAAGCCAGATAGATGATTATAATTTACTTGATGCAGACCTAAAAAATGGTGATAGAGTTAAAGGGGAAAAGTGGCATTCTATAAAAATAGTAGGAGATTTTTATACGCATAAAGAATTAAAAGATGTAGATATACTTGTTGTATCAAAATATGAAGATGCTGATGTACAATTAAAAAACTACATAGAAGGTGGTGCTAAGGCATATGATGAAATTATTCCTATAAATCCTACATTTATTGATCAAGTACTTACTCCTGAACAAGAAGTATTATCGGATAATATTAGAATATTACAAACAGCTATTCGTAACTGGGGTAATGATTCAAAAGGTGTTATTCAATATCATATGAATAATTCTGATTTTGAAATTCTTAAAAAATCTGTGGAAGTTGATATAGAAGAAAATATTGATTCAGATGACAATGTAAAAGATCCTAATAACCCTGCAGAAACTCACAGAGATTCATCTAATCTTGCTGATGAAAAAAATCTTAAAACTAAATTACAAGATCTTCTAGGTAGTGAAACTAAATTTATTTTAAAGTCATTAACTAAAGTGGATTTTGAAGGTAATCCTATAAAAGATAAGTTTGGTTTTAATGAAAGAGCTGATTTTAGAAAAGTCTTTACTCAAGTTGCAAAAACTATCGGAGGTGTTCAAGATAGAAATGAAGTATTTAAACTTTTAAGTGAAGAAGCAAATAAAAAAGATAAAGATGGAAATCTTATTTTCCCAGAGCTAAATGAACTTATAGAGTATAAATTACCTGATCCTAAAAATATTGGAAACAGATTTGAAGCTAAAGTAAGTTTAAGTTTCTGGCAAGATTTCTCTAGACCAAGAATTAAATATTGGAATCTATTAGGTGTGCCTATTATTAAAGAAATTGATATGGGGGGTAATATAGAAAAAACTCCTGTAGGCTATGATTTTATATTTACTCAATCTTCTATAGAAGTATCTAGTATTTTAAAAGGTTGGACTAATAGTTATTTAACTTCTCCAACTACTAAATACATTAAGAAAACAGAAGATAATAAACGTGAATTAAAACTTTCTAAAATTATACAAGACTTTTCAAATTCTAAAGGTGAGTTAGATTCAACCAAAGACTTTGAATTTGCTAATGCTATTGGAATTTATTTTGATGATGTTAGTGCTATAAAAGATGAATTAGGTGCAAAAAGAGTAGAGTTTGGTCTTCCATATTTCTTTAGAATACTTAAGACATTTGAAACTATTGAAAGTGATCCTAGTAAATATTCCCCTTTACAAGTAGAAGCAGTTGTTAAATTTAAACAAAATCCATTAAATGTTTTAAACAATGAAATTGCTGCTGGTATTGTAGATAAGTCATCTGTTAATCAAAAGACTCAAGTAAAAAGAATGATTGAGTTACAAGCTAAATATGGATATGATTCTGCTAATTTAGGTGTATTGTTACCTAATAACAATATTGCTTATGAAAATTCAGACATGAACGCAATGCTTGAAAAAACAAATGCATTGAACTCTGCTAAATCATTTGCAGATTTGATTAAGAATCATCCTCATATGAGGTATTTGGATCCAAAAATAAATACATTCACTAAAAGATTAACATTGCTTAATCAGTTATTTGATTTAAACAATCCACTGGCTGAAAGAAATGATAAAACATTAGAAACAATATATATTGCAGGATTTAAACCAGAAGGAGAAGTTGGACAAGCAACTACTGAATTAGATCCATTAGGAAGATTCTTATTAGGATTTAGTAATGTTCTTTTAGGTGGAGTGGATGAATTACCTAGGATGTCTGAAAAGAAATCTTCTTTTGCTATAAGATTAAAGGGAGGTCTTCAAGGAGGTGTTACTCCTACGGGTATAACAAAAGGAGATGATCTTTATTTATATGCAGATGTACCTATGTTTAGAGAAATAACTAAAGCTAGAGAGTATATATTTGAAAATCATATGCTTAACTATATTGCTGCTGAATTTGATAGACTTAAAAAGTTTAGAAACCCTGCCGAAAGACCAAACTTATTAAAGATATCAGGTTTTAATAGACCGGTTGGCATCTCTCAAAATGGAAATGAAGTTGTAGAAGGAGATATTTTTTCAGCATTTGATACTATTTTAAAAAACTCAACTAAAAAAGAGTTATATGCTTTAGCTGATGATCAATTAGAAATGGATATAGTTGATTACATTAGGCAAAATAGAGATTTGTATGATAAAATATTTAATGATGTAACTGAGTATTTTAATTTTCAAACTCAATCACATATAGATTTATACTATAATAAGATACCTTTTGTACCAAAATCTATACTTGAAAAAATGTTTAATAGAGAATTAAATGATGCTGAAATCATTGATCTAAGAAACAATACTAAAGTAATAAATAGATTGATGCAAGCTTATTTGTATAATGATTGGATACATAAGTTTGAAACATCTATTATACTTATGGGTGATTTTGCACAATGGAATCATTTTAAAGAAGATTGGTCTAAAAGAATTCCCGGAGTTCAGTCAGGTGGTTATAGTATTTTAAATGATAAAGACTGGCAAAACTATATGAAGACTGTTGAAATGACAGAAGATAAAACTTATGCAGGTAAATTATCTAAACAATTAGATAGAAAAGATTTAAATAATTATATTTTTTCTGAAAAAATTATCACAGGTGTAATTAAAGATGCTAAAAGAAAATCTATTTATTTAGATGATTTCAAAGAAGCTTGGAGAGAAGCATATGAATCATATCCAGCTCTTTCTAAAGAAGATATAGATGCTTATGTAGAAGAGGATGCCAATGCTTATATTGATATGGAAGAGTCTGATGGTATTGCTTTGATTACATTTGATGCATATAGAGCTTTATCTATATCTGGTAGAAAATGGTCAGTATCTCAAGAAGATTTATTTCAAAAAATTGCTAATGGTGATAAAGTTACTCCAGCACAAGTTTTTGAAGGCTTTCCAATAAGAAAATATCACTATTTTGGTTCATTAGAAAATGATTTTATTGCAACTACTGCAATGCATAAATTTTCTGTAATGCCGTTGATACCTAATGGTAATGCAAAAGAAGGTTCTGAATTGTATAAATTACATTTAAAAATGTTAAAAGATAATGTTCAGTATGTAACATTTGAATCAGGATCTAAAGGATCATATCTAACTGAGGACGGGGAAGTCAATAATTTATTTGCTACAGACAAAGACAAAGATCTTAATGAAGAAGCTATTATTACTGCAAATCCTATATATTTAAATTATTTAAAAGAAGTTACTGTAATAAATGATAAACTAAAAAATGTAATTCCTATTGCAACACAAACTCGTTTTATTATTTATGATAACTTATTTAATAATGGTAAACTTATTAATGAAAAAAATAAACCTTTAGTAGATAATTATAACACTAATGTAAAAGACTTAACTGAATTATATAAAAGAGAACTTTTAGATGAAATAGGTTTTGAGGAAGTAGATGGTAGCTATGTTGGTAACTTAAAAAGATTTGTTGAAGTTATAAGAGATGAATTAGGAAAAAGAAATGTTCCTAATCATATTCAAAAGCTTGTTGATACATCTCGTAAAGGTGATCATTTAAGATATGATTTATCTCTTATTCCAGAAGCAGAAAAAATAGAAAAACTTATACTTTCAATAATTCAAAATAGAATTGTTAGACAAAAAACTAAAGGTGAACCAATGGTTCAAGCACCTTCTACATTTACTAATGGTCTATGGGATAGTGCTTTTACAAAAGATGAAGCAGTTACTAAAAATAAAGAATTAGAAAAAAAATTCCTAGGTTCCAATACCTTACCATTCTATAGAAGAGGTGAGATTATTAATAAAAAAACAGGAGAAAGATCTCAAACATACTTAGCTAAAGTTGCAATACCGTTTAATGGAGATTTTGTAAATTTATTAAACTTAGAATGGCAAGGTTCTAAAATACAAACTATGGATAGATTAAATGAACTTATTAAAACAGATGAGTTCTTAAATCAACATAGAGAAGCAATTACATTAGTAGGTCCAAGAATTCCAAATGATGCTACAAATACTATTGAAGCATTTGAAGTCTGGCATTTTGTTGATGCTTCTGTTTTAAATACTGTTATAGTACCTACAGAACTTGTTGCAAAAGCTGGATCTGACTTTGACGGTGATAAGTTATTTCTTACAATGCCTCATATAGATAAAACAGGTAAAGTAGTAAACACTGGTCCTGCAAGTTATGAAGATTTTATTAAAGAATATGAAAGATTAAAAACTTTAGAGACCGATGGAAAACTTTCTAAAGATGATTTAAAACCTAAGAAGTATTTAGAGCAAGTTAAAAAGTATTATCAAAATAAATATATTACTTCTGCTGCTAATATAATGAAGATACCAGAAAATTTTGCGTATTTAATTAAACCAAATAAGACATATTTAGTACAAAAATATGTAGCTGATTTAGAAAAAGGTTCTAATCTTTATGATAGATATGATAATCCTTATAAAATTTCAAGTATTACAAACAAAAAAGGACAAAAAAGAATTAGTCCATCTACATTATTAACCGTTGCTTATAACTTATATAAGTTTGATGCTAACTTATCCTTGGAACCTGCTTTAGGTATTACAGCAAAAGTTAATAAGAATCATATAATGTATAAGACTCTATTGGCTCCAATGCCTTTAGTTTATAAAAAACAAATAAATCTAGGTAATGGACTTGTAGATGAGACAGTTGACGTTCCTATGCATTTGAGATTTAAACACAATAAACTTAACATTGATGGTAAAGAACATATATCATTATCGGGAGCTTTTAGTAATAAAGGACCTAGAATTACTGATGTTAATTCTCATAATCTTAATGGTATTCTAGATAGAGGTAAAGAGTCTTGGCCATTTACATTACAATTATTTCCTGAAGCAATTGGAGTAATTAATTACTTAATACAAGTTGGTGTATCAGAAGAGGAGGTATTTTACTTAATGAATCAGCCACTAGTTAAACAATATATTGAAAACATTAGAAAATATAACAATGCATTTTCTCCTGTTTTAACTCCAGGCATATATGCTAGATATGAAGCTAAACAGGATGCATTAAAAAACATTCCTTATGATGAACTAGTTAAAATTGGTTTTAGAACAAATGAACTTAAATTAAAAAGACATGTTGAATTTATGTCAGGACCAATAGAAGTAAATTATAAAAACAAAGAGGGTGTAGCTGTTAGTGATAAATTTTCTAATGTAGCTGATTTTAAAAAAAGTGATTTATATAAAAATGAATTACAAAAAATAATTTCTATTTATGATTTAAATCCTGATAGTAATGTAGTATTTAATAGAATTAATTTATCTAAAGATAAAATATATGGTTCATTAATAACTTCTGAAAATTATGTAGAATTTGCTGAAGCCGCTTCTAAATATATAGGTAATACTATTACTATAGATAAATTAAAAGAAGTAAAGGATTCTAATGATATGGAATCCTTAAAAGCACTTGCTATTTTTGCTAATTATATTGAACTAGAAAATCAAAAAAGTGGATTAGATAATTTTCAAATAATATCTTCTTATGATACTGATAAACTTTCTACAGTTCAACAGGTAAATAAAAGAAGACTTAACTTACTTGGATTAAAAAGTGATTCTAAAATCAATGATATATTTGTTGAACAAGTAATGGAGAAATCTATTATGAAAAACTTTAACAATACAGATCTTATAATATCTATTGCAGAAAGTGTCCTTCCTTTTAGACTTCACCCAGTAACTGCAGTATTTATTCAAAATGCAATGTCAAATTCTAAAGTTGTTAGAAGATTTGGTGAAGGTGTATCAGGAGAAGAAAAATTTACTAAGAATTTTAACAATGCTGTATTAAATAATTTATTTCAAAATAGACTTACTTATTTTTATAATGTAGAAGGTATAAAAGCAACTGTACCTGAAGTATTTCATACTACACCTGTAAAAATAAATAACTCTATAGAAAATGAAGTAAATATAACAGATGACTTTATAGAAGTTAATTTAGACTTACTTACTGAAATTTATGAAAATAGAGCTTATCTAGCTAAAAACTTTACAGTAGATAAAAATTATACAAATTTAGATTATCATACATTTATAGGTGGAAACTTAAATCCATTTAAAAATTTAGAACAGTTTGTAAAATTTGTAATGCATCGAGAATTCATTAGAAAAGATAAACCATTATCTAGTGTAAAAGATAATGTGATGTATAAAAATATATTAGAAGAATCTACATCTGAGAAAGCTGCTTATGAAAAGTTTCTTGCTGAGAGTGCATTATATGCAAGTTTTAATCCAGCTTATATTAGTGGTACTACTACCATGTCATACTATGACTTAGTGATGAGAACCATAATAGATAATAAGATATTGACTAATACTTTTCCAGTTTTAAATTTTATAACTCAAGCAACTCTTAAAAACTCAACGTTAAGATTATTTGATTTTTCTGATGGTTTGAGTGCTGATGGTGATATGGCTGATTCTTATAAAAATCAGTTAGATCAATTGGGTGATATTGATTTTTCTAAATATGCTGGTAATGAATATAAAGAATTAAATAAACATATATCAAATGTATTTAAATACTTTTCTGAGGTTGTATATTTTCAACATGGTGTAGGTAAAAATAGATTTGGATTTGCTAATATTCTTAATGCTGAAAAATTTACTGATTTAGTTAAACAACCTGTATTGAATTTTGAAAAAAATGTATTGAGTTCAGAAGATCCTTTTTCTAATTTAGAAGAGATTTTAAAGACATTGCTATCTATTAATGAATTTAAAAACTATACAGTAACTGTACCTGTTGATGATGTTCAAGAAGAATCAGAAGATGATACAAGTGAGATTGTATTTCCTAGAGTAATAAAACCTACTCAAGAACCTGCCAGTGTTGATAATACTAATAAACCTATATTAAATAGTCTTCCTAATAAGTCATCTAGCCCAACTATGACTTATGCAGGTATTGGTTCTAGACAAACTCCACAAGAGGTTCTTGATAAAATGACTGAAGTTGCTAAATATCTTGACGGTTTAGGATATACTTTACAAACAGGTTTTACATTTAAAAATAAAGAAACAAATTTAGATGAAGAAGGTGCGGATAAAGCTTTTTCAGATGGAAGTAAAAACAAAACTTTATTTGGTCCTTATAGTATAAGAAAAACTGTTAAAGGAATTGTATCTGCTGATAAGTATAATGAAGCAGTTACTGAAAAGTCTAGTGCTATAGTTAAAGAAGTACACCCTGCTCCAGATAGACTTACTCCAGGTGCTATAAAATTAATGGCAAGAAATACTAATCAAATTTTTGGTAAAAATCTTGACAATACAGTAGATTTTGTAATATTTTATGCTCCGGAAACAAATAATCCTTTAAGACCTAAAGGTGGTACAGGACAAGCTGTAGAAATGGCTAGAAGAAAAGGTATACCAACTATTAATATGGCTGATACTGATTGGAGAGAACAACTTAAAACTGCACTTGCTACTACTACTCAATCATCTACTCAATCTGTAGGTAATGTTCAAGTTGAATCTAATTATTATACTACAGCTTTATTGAAGGCAAATCCTGATAAAATATATGTGTTCGGTGATAATGTTACTCAAACAGGTAAAGGAGGTCAAGCAATAGTAAGAGATGAAGAAAATGCATTTGGTATACCAACAAAGAGTTCTCCAAATACTTATGAAAAAGCATATTTTAATGATAAAATGTATGAAGCAAACATTAGTTTAATTAATAGAGCTATAGAAAAAATTAAAGCTGATGGTAGAATAATTGTATTACCTAAAGATGGTTTAGGTACAGGACTTGCTAAAACAAAAGAAAAAGCTCCAGATACATATCAATATTTAAAACAAAGGCTTTTAGAAGAATTTGGATTTGACAATGATACAGGTAATTTATCTACTGAAACTACTCAATCATCTACTAGTGTTAAAGAAGGTGTGTCAGAACTATTTGAATCTAATTCTGAGTTAAATAATATAGGTACACCTGAACAATACTCTGCATATTTAGATTCTATATTTCCTGATAGTAAAGTAAAAGATATTGTTTATCATGTTAATAAAACTGGCAATATAACTCCAATAGATAATAAAGCCTTTTATTCTACAGATTTTGGTTCTTGGTTAATAGAATTAGAAGAAATGAAAGGTAAAAGAAATCCTATTATTTTAAATATTATTAATCCAACTATAGTAGATGAACAATATGAATTTTCAGATAAAGCTAAAAAGTTTAGAGAAAGTGGTTTAGGGGATAAATTTGTTACTCCTGATGAAGTAAAAAAAGAAAATACTGATTCTGTAATAGGAAGAGATAGTGGTCAAGGAGGTAATGAAAAAACATACATTACATATAAACCAGAACAAGTACATGCATTAGGTTCTAAACAAGACATAGCAGGATTTAAAAAGTTTGTATCTGATGAACTATCTACTAGTGTTAAACCAACTAATACTAATTTAAACTTATTTGGTTTAGAAGGATTTAATATTCCTGATACAGGAGACACATGTTAATTATAATTTGTATATTTAAATAAAGAAGTATAATGCCTTGTAGAATTAAGATAAAACAGTTTGCAGAAAAATTAGTAGAAGATCTTTCTAAAGATGGTCTTGGTAAAAGAATTGATATTGCTAAGAGATATGCTCAAAAAGTAAATGAAGATTTAACAGATTATATAAATCAATATAGACCTTCTAATGATAAAATTGAACAACTTAAAGTATTAGATTATCAAATACAAGGTGACTTTTTAAATCCAGTAATTACAATACCTAAATCTTTAATTGATCATTATTATGATTTAGAAGTTCAAAAAGAACTAACAGAATATAAACAAGCCGAAACTCAAGCCAGAGAAATTCAGAAAGAAGATGCAAGACGACTTGGTGTTACTGATAAAGAATATACAGATAATTATCTTTTTGATGAAGTAACTAATCAATTAAATTTTGATAGAGCACTCGAAGCTCAAAGAGATTTAGAAATTGCAGAAAAACTTGGTGAAAAATTTAAACAAGCTTTTGATATAAACTATTATATTGTAACTCCAGATGAAGCAATAATGTTATTGCAAAATAGTCCAACTCCTTATAAGTCAAATGTATCTGCATTTTTTTATGGTGATGCTGTTTATTTTATAAAAGGTAAATTTAATTCATCTAAAGTAATTCATGAATTTGCACACCCCTTAATTAAAGGTATTGCATATCAAAATAAAATACTTTTTGATAATTTATATGCTCAATTAGATTTATCTACTACTGGTAGACTTGCTAAACAAAGAGTTCGTGATGAATATCCTGAATTAGCAGAAGGTACTGACAGATTTAAAGAAGAATCTATAGTTACTGCTATGGAAATAGATGCTGAAAATAAAATCAATAATATAAAATCAGATGATGTAGCATTTAAAAATTTTATGGATAAATTAATTTATGCATTAAAACAAGTTATTAAAAAACTTATGGGTAGGGAAGTAAAATTAGCTAACCTTAATTCATCTACTACATTAAATGAACTTGTTGATATGATGATTAATAAAGACTTTGTTATTACTGATTTACAATATCAAAAATCTTTATTTGCTGAAATGAGTAAAGAAACAGATGATTTTATAAAAGCATTAGAAAAAACAAATGCTAAAGATTTTATTCAAATAATTGATGATACTCATAGTTTTATGAAATATCAATTAAATCTTCTAAAAAACTCTCCTAAAAGATTAAGAGAAGAATTAGAAGAAGAAGGTGGATTAAATGTTATTAAAAATATAAGAGATTATTTAGAACCATTTAAAACCACAGGTTTAAATTTGACAGAGGATGATCTTAATAATATTGTTACAGCATTAGAACAAAGAGAAGGTGACTTTAGAACAAGATCTTTAGCTTTTATAAATAGTGTAAATGAAATAGATGTTTTTACTAGAAAAGTAAATGAAGTATTAAATAATCTAAAAGAAAATAATAAACATCTAACTGTTGATGGAATTGCTAAAGTTAAATACTTTAAAAATGTTCTTAAAGGAGAACAAGATTTTATTAGAGGCACTATAAAGTTATTAAAGTTAGATAGTACAAATCCTTTAATTGCTAAATTATCTAGTATTAATACGCAATTAGAAAATACTATTGATCTTTCTGATGAATTAACTTTAGAGTTTGCCAAAGAATTTTTTATTGATAATACAGAATTATTAGCTGAAAATATCACAGGTGATTTTAAAACTGGAGTTCTTCAAATATTAAATAAAGAAAGTTTTTCAGAACAAGAAATACAAGAATTTTTTGAAGATATTTTTGATAAAATTGATAATCAAAAACTTAAAAATATTAGTGCCACACAGTTAAAACTATCTAGACAACCTAAAGCTATTAATCTCTTAATGGATAGAATTCAAGCTTACACTGTTAAAAGAATAACTGCTGATACTATAAGTGATTATGTAGAAGGTAAAACAGAAGATTTAGGTTTACTTACAGCAATGTTTACACCTACAGGTAATATGGATGATTTACTTGGTTCAGTTTTTAAATACGTAAGACAAAAATTATCACAAACAGAAAGTGAAAGCTATACTCAGTTAAATAAAATGGCTGATCAATTAAATCCTTTATTCATTGCAGCAGGTATTGATCCCACTAATACTACTGAGATGAAAGATTTTTTTCTTACAGTAGATAAAGTTCCAGATATTAACCCTGAAACAAATGAAGTTTCTGAATATGAAATTTATACTTTTATTGATAAGTTTAAAAATTGGAGATATGATCTAGCTGTATTGGAAAACAATCTTGTTATTGCTAGAAAAAAAGGTAATAAGGATGATATTAAAATTGCTATATCTGCATTAGCTGAATTTAATGAAAAGTATATGCATAGACCTTATAAACAAGTTGTTTATGATGTTAGAAAAATATGGAATACAGATAATGAAGTATACGATCCTTCAACAAAACAAACAATTACCGTATCTGCTAATGTATCTTTAGATGCTTATATAGAAAGGCAAAAGGCATTGGAGAAATTAAATGTTATAAAAAATAATTCAGCATGGACTGAGCTCGATGATGTTTTAGATTTTACACCATCTAAAGAAGCACAGATTGAATATGATGATTTATATTCTTTGACATTATCAACTGGTCAATATAAATCAGGTGAAGAACTTCAACGAGTATTAGTAAGAAGAAAATATAGACAAGAGTCTTCTAAATTTTATACATTTGAAACTGATTTTAATAAATATCAAAATGATTTAGATCATTTTGCTAAAGTAATTTTACCAGCAGAAGGTGTTACATTAGAAGAAAATCCAGAAGAATTTAAAAGAAGAATAGATCAATTTATTGCTAAAACTACACGTATATCTTATTCTGCTAAATATTTTGAAGATAAAGCAAACATTTTAAATAGAATAAAAGAATTGCAAATACGTAGCAATAACAATCCTACTGTAAAAAAACTTAATGAACTTTATGAAGAACGATTTAGACTTGTTAATCAAGTAACTGATAAAGATGGGCAACCAAATGGTTTAAATTTACGAGAAGCATCTTCTCAAAGACTTTTGGAAATAGAAGAAGAAATAATTCAGTTGCAAAAAACATTTGACAAAAAATCAGGATTAACACCAAAAGAATCAAAAAGACTATTTTATTTAGAAAATTATGTATTTAAGAAAAACAGTAAAATTGCAAGTACTCAAAAAGATATTGATGATTTTACTGACTTAACAAATAAAAAAAATGAATTTGGTTTATCTGTATTAGAATCTGCTGAGTTAAGAACAAAATATGCAGAACTAAATGAACTTAGAGATATAGTAGCTACAGATTATTATATTATTGCTATAAATAAAGCACTTGAAGGTATTGATATAGAGCCACTTACAGAAGAAACAATTGATGATTTTGTACGTGATAAACAGACAATAGCAGATTTATTTGAAAAAAACGATGTATTTAAAAATTGGTTTTTAAATAATCATGTAGTTAGAGATATATGGGATCAAGAATTAAATAATGGTCAAGGTGGTTATGATACTGGTTATTCAAGAATAAAAGTATGGAGTGTAGAAAGACCTAATGATAGTTCTTATTATAAGAAAACAAAAATCATTAGCCCAATTACTGGGAAAGAGATTACTGTAGATGGAGCCCCAATTTCTAAATATACTAAATCATTTATAAAAGATGATTATAAAACAATACCAACAGGTAAATCAACAAATTATATAGGAACTGTTATAGATAATAGAGGTAATTATTTACCTAGAGAAGATGCATCAGATACTAAATATTTAAATAAAGAATATTATGATTTGAAAGCAACTAACAATGCCAAATTTAAACTTCTTGAAAAATTAAAACAAAATTATCTTGATGTTCAAAAAGATACACCTTATTCCTCAAGACTTTATTTAGATTTAGCAAGATTTCGTCAAAGAACTACCTTAGAATACATAAGATCTGGTAAAGGAAAACAAGAAGCAAAAGATAAGTTAACTGTTGCTAAAACAGGATTAGAATATATTAAATCTATTTTTCAGAAAAAAGCAGATGATGCTGAAACATATGCTATGAATCTAGAAGAACATATGATGTATGTTCCTACTGATTTACAAGGTAGTGCAATATCTAGAATTCCTGTAAGAGGTGTATATAAGCTTGATTTAAAAGAAACTTCCACAGATGTATTAAGAGCCATGTGGGATTATATGTATTCACTTAATGAGCAAAGAGTCTTAATCAAAGAAGAACCTGTAATGAATGCTATATTAGATGTTTTATCTAATGAAGATAATTCAATTAAAAACTTAAATCAGGCAAGTAGTTCTTTATTAAAAGCTACAAATAAAATTAAAAATTTATCCAAAAATACAGATACTGATAGAAGAGTAACAGCATTATTAGATTTTATAAATAGAACATTTTATGGAAAAAAAGTTAGTGATTTTCAAGCTGATAATCCATGGATTACTAAATTAAGTTCTTCACTAATGGGTTTCAGTAGTTTTGCTTTTTATTCATTAAATCCTGTATCATCATTAAAAAACCGTGGTGGTATGCAATTTAATAAACTTATTGAGGTTGCTGGTGGTAAAAATATGAATATAAAAAGTATGGCTCAAGGTAAGTATAGAGCAGCAAAAGCAACATTTGAACTTGGCACTAAAGGTTATTATGCTAAAGGTGCAAAACCTTTAGATACACAAATTATTGATGCTTTTGATTTAACACCAGGTAAAGCAAGAACAGAGTTTGGTAAAGCTTCTACAAGATCATTTGTAACAGATTTTTTTGATAGAAATTGGTTATATTCTGATAGAAAGTTAATGGAGGTTAATTCTTCATTAGAATTAGGATTTGGTATGATGTATTATCAAATGGTAGATCAAGTAAAAGACAATGGTTCTGTAATTCAAATTCCTTATTCTGAAGCATTTGAACTTGATCAAAATAATATTTTAAAATTAAAAGAAGGAATCAATCCTGAATGGGGTGTAGACAAAGTAAATCATGTTGTATCTACAGGAGAAACATTAGAAAGTTTAGCCAAAAAATATCACATGTCTGTAGCTGAATTAATGGCTAAAAATAAAATTAAAAAAGAAAGAGCTCTTTCTGAAGGTGAAGAACTAATAATAAGTAGAAGTAAAAAATTAAATGATTTTAAATTCAAAGTTTATGATGCTAATCTAAGATTAAATGGTTTAACCAATCAACTGGATTCGCCTTTGGCTGAAAAGAATTTACTTTATAATACTTTCTTTTTCTCTAGAAGATTTATTACTGGTTTGTTTTTAAATAGATTTCAGTTTGATACGTCAAAAAATAATTTAGGAGGTGATGTTTATAATTGGAACACTAATGAATTAACAAGAGGTTTTTATGTTGATGCTTTATCTGCTATTAAAAAAATGTTACAAGATGCTGATTACTTAAAACATTACATGACAAATAGAGAAAAAGTTGCATTGAAAAAAATGTTAACTGAAACGGCTTATATAATATTATTGATGCTTACTGCTGCTATTATATTTGGATATGATGATGATGATTCAGATAGATTTGCAAAAATGAAACAAAGAGAAAAAGATTATGGTTTATCAGGATGGATTGCTAATCATGCATTATATCAAGTATTAATGATTCAAAAAGAGAATCAGTTATTTAATCCTGTATTTGGATCCCAAGATTGGTTGGATTTTACTAAATCAAGCACAATAGTTTTACAACCTACTATAGGTAATATGCTAAAGTTAACAAAAGATTTATTTTATTTGGTAACAGGTAATGAATCAGCATATTATAAGCAGGATGTTGGTCCGTATGCATGGCAAGAAAAAGAATCTGCAAAAATTTTAAATCATTTCTTGTCATCATTAGGATTTACAGGTAAAAATTATTCAGCAATTTGGGCAATTAAAAAGAAAGAACAATTTGAAAATTTAAGATAACATGGCAAAGACAACAACAACAATAAGAGCATACGTTAAATCAAAAATATCCCGTCCAGGGATACATTCTAAAACTAAAAGTTCTAAATGTAAAAAATCTAAGAACTATAAAAAACGTTATAGAGCTCAAGGAAAATGAAATGGTGGTTATTATCATTTGAATTTGTATTTCCTCATAATCAATTTTTAATTGGTTGGACAATTGATTATCCTGATAATGATATTGAATACTATACTGTTTCTATATACTTAGGATTAATTAATTTACATTTTGATTGGATTACTTAAAAAAAAAGGGATAGCCGAAGCTACCCCTTATTTAAATAATTAATTAGTTTTTATTAGAAGAAATCAGGAACTGAATCTTCATCTTCTTCACTATTACTTGTGAAGTCAAGATCAAAATTATCTTCTTGAGCAAAAGCATTATCTAAGTTTTCTTCTACTATTACTGCTTGTTTAGTAGTTTCATTAAGATCAACTATATCAAGTTTAACTTCTACTATAGGAACTTCAAATGTATTACCAATAGGATCAGTGTATTCAAGTATCTCTTCTGCATTGAACTGTTCATAATCTTCAGGAGTTGGTTCTAAAGATATAACTTCTTGAGCTTCATTAGTATCTGTAATATCTAGAATGATTTCTTCAGACTGGTGCAAAACAGTATCTATTTCAACCTCTTCTTGCACCACTTGATTATCAGACACTTCCGATTGTTCTAAATCAAATATTTGTTGAGGTGCTAACACAGATTCATCTCCTGTAACTTCAGCAATTTGAACCAACAAGTTTGTTTGATTCTCTGGTTCTCCATAATTGTCATCTAATGGGTCAACTGGTGCACTTAAATTAATAACTGGTGCAGTTACCGCTTGAGGTGGTGCACTGAAGTCACAGATGGTACCTATGAAGAAATGCAAGATTCTTTGATCTTCCATCCAAGTCTTAGGATGTGATGACTGTAATGCATTAGTTACATAGTTATAAAAAGCCCATAGACTATCAGTATTATTAAATACTTGCTGGGGTCTTTTCATCTGATCTCTGATCATGCTAGCTTGCTCTGTAGTAAGTATTTCATACTCAGCAAACAATACGCCAAGTAATTGAGATTGTTTTCTTCTATTTAATGTTACTACTTCCATAGCAGCTTTATCAGAACATAACTGATTATAATACATATGCGCATTGCTAATATAATCATCAATGGTTGATTTTACTTCTGTATCTGCAGTACCTGTATGTTTTCTAACCCAGCTACCAACTTCTCCAGAAATCATAACAGAACCTGTATTATTAATATAAGCTCCTACAACACATTTAAACTTTACTTGTTTATTATAACTGTTTGTCCATGCAAACATCATTGATAACTCAGGATCATTATTAAAATTTAATTTATAAATTCCCTGAGCAATTTGCCCATCAGCAGTACATCTGTACTCCTCATCTACAATACCAAACCCTGCATTAGTAAGGGATTGGAATGCATAATCAATAATAAATTGGTGGCTAATTACAGTATAACTAGCAGCATGATTAGGTAATGGCACACTAATTAAGTGTGCTTTACCTGTGTTTTCTATTTTTCTTGGCATAATTAAAATAAACTTAATTGGTTTATAATTGGTTCTAAAGATTCAATTTCCTTTCTAACCTTTTCAATATAATAATCATAATTAATATCATACTCTTCAAATGATTTTTCTTCATAATTAATCATAGTTGACTGTAGCCATTTACCAGCTTCCACCTGGATTTCACGCTTGTCATTATAATTAGTTTTAATGATTTTAGAGCCTTTGTTAGAGATGTAATATCTAATGGTTTCTTGTAGTTTTGTTTCACTATATTCTCCATTATCTATTTTTCTTTCAGTAAATTTCCAAGCACCTTTTATTTTAACACCACCACAAAAATCAAAAATGTTTAAATTGTCCTTTATAAACTTTTCAGGTTTAATACCATCTACAAAATATGCATGTAGTGCTTTAGGGATAATTAAAAAGCTTTTGTTTTTATGTAATGCTAAGTTATTATACTCAAATCTACCTTTACATTTAGACTTTCCATCTTCAGTAACAGCAATGTAATTGTTTACATCACCTAAAACTAACTTAGAATACTTATCATGTTCAAGTTGTAAGTTGGTAATTTGTTCCCAACGGGCACATATTTCCATATACTTCTCTATATGTTCTCTTGGTATCATTGTTTCTAGACCATCTGTATTTTGCATTAGAGGAATTGCTCCGGGTATACCTTCACAAATCATCTCATACAGCATAGTAAGACTTAACTGACCATTAATAGTAATTCTCATAGTAAACTGAGGATCATATAAGAAACTATTCTCATCATTGCTAAGACCATAAGTAGAATTTAGAACAATTTTGTATACATAGTTCTTTGGATCTTTCTTAGGTATCTTTTTTCTTTCTTCAAAGAACCATTCATATTGATTACAGAATGCTTCTTTAGGTAAATGAGCAGGTGCCCATTTATTTCTAATTGCTAGATTCGGATAAAAACTAGTAACATCCGATGTCATAATTATAGTATCTTCAGTACAATTATACACTCTGCTTTCTCTAGCACCATGTATACCACCTAAACCATAATCGGTTTTTATTCCTTTATATTGTGCAGAATATTTAAATCCACCTTTTGTTTGACCTGGATACAATATTACATCTTGAAACTTTTTTAGAAGGTTTTGAAATGTAGCTGTCTCAAAGTTAATATATGGTAGAATAATATCTTTAAATATAATTTGTTCTCTACTAGTTCTTAATTGTTTAAGTTCCCATTGCTTTATACCAGTAGCATTACTTAAGAAATGTAAAAATAAATCTTTAGCAATTCTAGGTTCAGATGCTGAAAATAAATCAATGTTATATTCTTCTGAAAGTGATCTTCTTAAATTAATTTGTTCTTTACTAAGATGCATAATCTGTTTAGTAGACTTAACATCATTAATACAGTATTTAATAATCTCTTCTATTTCAGATTCTACTACATGAAAACTGTGATGAATTGGCATATCCATAATACTTTTCCAATCCATGGTATACTGAATCCATTTAAGACTAGATCTCTTTGCTGCATTGTCCCAGTGATTAAGCTTAAATACATCAATCTGTCTAATACTTAAATTCTTAGGACTAAATTTAGCAAATTCACCGTTATTACTATTTTGAATAGTGTCTTGTGCTTTTTCATAAATAAATTTTGCAATAGTTTCACCATCTTGTTCCAGTAATTGATCTTTATCCCGTAGGATATATTCAGTTATTTGACTGTCAAAAGCAAGACCATTAAAACTTACATGCCATTCATTAAGAGTTATATTTCTCTCTAAGAAAGTAACAAGTTCTAATATATCATTTCTAGATTCGTGACAGACAAATATTTCTGTGTGTTCAGACTTTACATCTTCAAAGACACCAATAAAACAATTGGAAAGTGTCTCGTAATCCATTACCCAATGTGTTCTCATAGGCTATAAGTTCAGTTAAGCTGTTCCCCCTTTTAGTTAATAAAAAGGGTAAGAAAAATCCTACCCCTTTCTTACATTCTAAATTTATACTTCTTTAAGCATAAATGCTTCAAAATCAAATGTTTTAGCATTAACAGCAAAAAGATGTATAATATCTTTAACTGCTAACATATCTTCAATATAAAATTCTTGAAAGACGTCTAACTTGTGTCTTTCTTGTTTCATACCTTTTACACCAGTAACTGCTTGACCATACTCATCTAATTTAGGAAGCATGTGTAAAGTAGTTTTTTTGATTTTTGAAATCACCACAAATACTTTTGTACTTGGATCAAATATACATTCAACATAAGGACAATTTTCTGTAACAGGTATCATTCTAAATGTTTGTTGGTCTTGCCAACTTGCTTGTAAAAGCATCATTGAATTATTCATTTTTTAAGTTTTAATTTAATATAAATTAATCTAGAATTTTAAAATTTTCCAAATTTACTATTTCTGATAATAATGTTTCTTTTTCTAAATCTGGTTTATTACATAATTCTACTACTTCTCGCAAGATACTTTCATCTATATCTAAGCATTTAGAATAATCTGAATAAAAACCTTCAGGAAAAAGATAACTTTTCATATAAACATAATTACTAGAATTAACGTCAAAAAAGTTTAGAATTTTTTCTTTGACTCTTAATGACATTTTACTATACTTACCACTTATAAAAAATAACCAATCGTTTTTTATATCAGAAAAGTCAAAGGTATATATTATTTTATCATGTGTTTTAATATAATTAATCAGTCTATTATGCTTAAGTAAAATTGTTTTTTCAAATCTTATAAATTCATCATCACTCCTACAATCATACACACAGATTAATTTTGCATCTTCAGGTTTTATTGTGTTCCATGAGAAATATGTTTCTTCAGGAACTGCACAACTACCTCGTTTAATATTCAAAAGTGGATACAAAAACACTTTTGATTTTTGAAAATACTTTCTGTACACGTTTTTAACTGGCATAATAGTTATAATTTTACATTACCTAATGCTAAATCATATGGAAGGTCATATTTTTTGTTTTCATAATGCCAATCTGCAACATGTAAAACATGTTTAAAATCACTTTTCCACTGATTTAGTGTTTGATCAGATACTTGAAAAGGATAAACTAAATTGTATTTGTCAATTACAATAAAGGTTACTTGAAGTTTCCAAGTATGTCTATCCGGCTTACCTTTTATAAATTTATCCCATACTAGAATAGTATACATAACTGCTTGCATCCAATATTTGTAATACTCTACTGCATTAGGAAAATCTTGTATAGACTTACCAGTTGTTTTGAGGTCATTGATAAAAATTATCTTTGCCTCATTATCAACTACAACATTGTCAAGTATTCCGTGAAAACCAAAAGCAAATGTCTCATGTTCAACCTTAATGTGCAACTCATTATAGATATCAATGTGTGTGTCTTCCTTAGATTTGTCTAGTTGTAATAGTGTTCTCACATCACTATTATTCTTTAGTACTTGAACCTGTTCTTTGCAGCCATGCAAAGTTGGTTCATCTACTATTGATTTATTTAGACTGTTTTTAAGGAATTCAAAATACTCTTTGTGTTCTTCAGTAAGGATCTTGTCAAGTCTTTGTTGATCAGTTTTAAGATTTTGATAAAGATTTGCTGTAAGTAGATTTGTAAGTATATCTTGTGAGTAGTCTTGTAAAGTTAATGAATTATTTGAATATCCATTATGTAACTTAAAAATAATATCAATTATTTTTCTTGGATTATCACTTGGGAGTTTTCCCGGTAGTGATATAAAGTAATCATCATACTTTTCGGGTTCAAATAAAAGGCAGTGTAGGACCCTACCACCTACAAGGTGTGGGTCCGTACTGTCTTCTCTCTGGTTGAGCACATAATGATTATAGAATAGACCTGGTGAATAAAGTAATTTATTCAACCCACTATAACTAAAATAAAATTTGTTCTTGTAAAACCTTTCTAGTTCTTCAGAACCATTCAAATGCATCATCTTGTTTTGGATTTATATTTGTAGTGATAATTTCAGGGCTCTTTGTAAACTCTTCTAATGCTATTAAGTCTGACTTGAGTTCAATTCTCTCAATCATAGCAAATGCTTCTTCTATGCCTTCATCTATTAGTTCTTCTTCCTGTGCACTATCACTGCATAGCTCTTCAATCTCTGGAGAGTTAAGCTCTATAAGATTTCCATGTATTTCAGACATATCTGAATCATTCTCTGGTATGAAATCTTGGACAAGCTCATGAACATAGTTAGTATCTAGTAACTTTGCATAATCTTCATTAAGAGTAATTGATTTAACATCAAAATAGTTATTACCACCATCTTCAGCTATTTTTTTACCATAATACTTCATTATAACATTAATTTTATCTAAATCAATTAAATTTTTATTAATAAGTGATTTCATAATATCGTCAACATCAGTATACATATAATTTTTATTCTTATCCAGATAACTAAGTAAAGACTTAAAATTAACATGACTTTTAGTACGAGTGTGCTGCATAGAATTACTATGTTTTTCAAACAGCATCTCAAGATAAAGTAAACTATCATTATAATTACAGTTAGCCATAATTTCCATTGCAAGAACATGGTTATCCTCATCTGAACTTTTAAACATATCACTGATCTGTAGGAACATAGTTTCATCTATAGTAGCTGCATCATCTCCATTGATATGTTTAAGTAATTTACTTTCATCATAAATATCTATATTTAGAATTCCTGGAAATAGATCTGTATGTTCGTCATCAACAGTATAATAAACATTAGATGATCTTAGTATATTTCCTGTAAGTTTATCAAGTATATCTAAACTACTATTTCTCAATCTAGATGCAGAATTATACTGAACAATTACAACAGGTTCTGTGTAAAACTCTAGAGCTTGTCTTAAGTTTTCTCTATAGTGATCATCCATTATGCCTTCGGAATTATCAACTATATCTCTTAAAAGCTGAGTATCTAAATCATAATACCAATGACTATTTACTAACTTGTCTTTAGTATTCTTACCACAAAAGACATGTGTAGCTTCATCAATGTTTCTAACAGTTTTAATACCATGTTGTAGTGATAAGTCTTTTAACTTTACTCTTGGTATATTAACTCCTGGTAGAAAATAAAGTTTATCTCCCTTTGTAGGAATATACTCTTTATTGTTTACATTCATTACTTGATCTGAGTCTCTTTCAGCACAATATAAAGGTTCAATCTTTATTATTAGCTCAGTTTGAGTTACTTCTACATCATGAATAAACAGATATGTTTTCATTTTTTAAAGTTTAAAAAGGGGGAATAGTTCATCCCCCTTATGTGATTAATTTTTATAATACTGATAAATGATAGGGAAAATCTCTATCTTTTAATTATTTTACAGCCATCTTCACCACTTGTTGATTCATCATCAATTGAGAGAACTTAACTTTATTACCGTTGACAATCTCCTTGACCATATAGTATCTAAGGTCATCTGTAAATGCATCACAGTCAGTAGTAAGTTTAGCTATCCTGTCAATAATTGGTTTACCAATTGCTCCTTTATCTGCAAGAGTAATAGAATAATTGATAATTCTTGTTGCAATTACACTAGAAATATCCGCACGGAACTCATCATCTCTACCAACAGCATGAGTAAGAGTATTCATTACATATTGCTCATCTTTAGTTAAGATATCTGCAGGACTAATGATCTTGTCTAGTTTGTTATTAATAAACATAGTAAACATAGAACTAAAATCTGGACCAACAGAACCTTCACCAATCATTTGAATAAGAGGCAACTCAGCTTCAAACTTATCAATAGAACTAATAGCATTAAAGAAAGTAGTAATAGCTCTTGGATTAACTCTTTGAGTTACCAATTCTGGATTCATCAACATAAAGTTAATACATCTACCATCTATTCTTGATTTCTCAGCCCACTTAGCCCATACATCAGAATCATATTTCAACTCAACTGATATAAATCTAGTCTTCTGAGCTACGTCTAAGCTAGTAACATTATAGTCACCATTGTCTGGATTAGTAGTCAAAATAACATGCCAGTTCTTTGGTAATTTCCAAGAAACATATTCTTGTCTATCAAGAATTTCCATAGTGGCTTGCATAAATCTTGCATCAGCTCTTGTATAGTCATCTAAGATTAAGAAACCACCTTCTCCTTTACCCTGAATCCATTCAGGAGCAGCATGTGACATTCTCTTATCTACAACTTTATAACCTTTTGCACTTGCTGCAGATATCTGAGATTCATTAATCCAAGTAGTTTTACCTTCGGTATTTGCAATTTGAAATTCTTTTACAGGAAAACCTACTAAGTCACCTAATTCTTCTAGCTGAGATAAATTCAGCTTAACAACTTCCATATTGAGTTCTTTACCCAACTGCATAATTGCTGAAGTCTTACCTAGACCAGCATCACCTTCTATATTAACAGCAACTGGTACTTTACCATCAGCTTGAATATGTTGGTTATTAACAACCATGTGTTTAATAAAATTCTTTAACTCGTCAACATTTAATTGTACTTGATTCATACTTCTTTTTTTTATAGTTCTAATTTAATTACTTTACCTGGTAAACTTTCATTCATACTTGATCTTTCTGACAAAACCCATAAAGTATTACCTTTAGGTTTTACATCTGTATCACATTCACCATCAGTAAAATATACTAAGCTAGTATATTTCTTTTGGTTTTCGTTAAAATATTCTAAGACAGGATCAAACTCAGTACCACCTCTTCCTGTTACATTCATTTCTAATTTACCTTTGTAAGGTTCAATTGATTTTATTGTTGTATCACATTGTACTACAGTAATATCTACACCACATTTATAAATATGAAATATTTCACTCATAAATTCTTGTAATTCAGTATCACTTACAGATCCTGAAGTATCAATAGCTAACAACATGTGCTGTCTCATTTTTACTTTTAAACCAGGATTAGCCTCAAATCTGCGGTTCTCTTTTCTTCTAATTTTCTTAGTAAATACTTTAGTACTTACACCAGTAAATCTTCTGATATAACCCCGCCAATTAAATTTAGGCTTGACAACTTCTTCTACAATAATTAATCCTTCTATTTCTCCAGGAACAGTACCTCTTTTCTTAATAGTTTGTTCTTGAGCATCAGTAAGAACTTTTTGCAGTTGTCTTTCAATTAACTGTTTCTCAGCTTCACTTAGATTTTCAAATTCCTCCCATGTACTATGATCAGGAATATTACCAGATTCAATGTTATCTAGTAATTCATCCATAGGATCATTTCCACAAGTACCATTTTTATTCTTTTCATCTTGAAGTTCCTTAAGCTTGTCATAGTAATATCTACAACCAGCTTTTCTATCAAGATTTAAATCTTCATAGTTGTCTATATCAATACCACCTTCAGGAAGATATTCCTTATCTATGTATTGATTAATCTCCATGTCCATTGCCACATTAGCAAGTCTTTTATCAGAAAACTTAAAGAATGTAGTCAAGTGACCAAATGCAATATGAAGCAACTCATGCTTCAATAATCCAAGTCTATGAGGATCACTAAGACTTTCCCAAAATTCAGGATTAATAGCAAGTTGATAATTAATACCATTCTTACTTACACCAGCTGTTGGTACCATTTTACCCCATAACTTATTAAGCATAATAAGAAAGAACCCGTAGTAGGGCTCTTTCAACATTAGCTCTTTACCAATTTTACTAAGACTCTGTTGTTTGTCCATCATCTTTAAATTTAATGTTTATCTCAAATTTATCTGTAGGGTAGCCAATAGATTCTAACATCCGTGACATATCCCTAATAAAGAATTCCATAAATAGCTCAACCGAAGCTTTAGAACCTTTGTGTTTTGTAATCAGACTTAGTGTTTTAGGACTACTTAGTGGAGTTTCTGGTTTAATATCCAATAACTTAGTTGCTATCTTTTTGCAATTAGTCATCCAGTTCTCCATTGTATGTCCACCAAACTTATAGAGAACTAATAGTTCTCCTACATACTTTTTAAAATCAACATTCTTTAAAGTCTCAAATGCTATAATATGATTATCTGCATCTTCAGACTTTAACATCATAATCAGATTCTTTGTCTCTTCTTTGTCAAAAATCATTTTACTCATTAGTCTTCAATTTTTAAAGTTTTTATTGCCCACTCTTGTGGTTTACCACTTACAATCATATCAACCCATTCTTTTGCAGTAGGGATATAGTTGTTGCAATCCTCTTTGACATGTTGTTCTCCCACATATCTTACATATACATCTTTACCGTCAGAGTTAGTAATAGTCATACCAAATCTTTTTTCACATTCAAATATACCCTCACTGTGGTGTCTGAACATTCTATGCATACTGTGTCCAATCCAAGCTTTAGTTTCATCAAACCATTTATGGATTTCTAAATAATCTACAGGAGATCCTCCAAACTTTTTAGCTGAGGATTTTGCATGTTGCCAAGGATGTGCCATTATTCTTCTGTTTTACTTAATAAATCTCCATCATGAAAGAAATCTTCATGATTAGTGACTCTTACATGATTATTAATAATGTACTTTCCTGAAGGAATACAAATACATAAATCTCCCCAACCACCTTCATTATTCCACCAGTCTTCTATATCATTAAGAATAGTTTCATCTACAAAATTTTCAATTAAAGAAAAGGCTTCTGAATCTAACTGTGCTAAATTTGAATCATTTTCCCAATCATTTACTCTATCACATACTTCTTCTGGAGTTTCACACTTTTCTGTTGTATAACCAATCCATTCTATGGCACCGGAGTCTCCTCCACCATCATATTTTACTTTAACACCTGTAACACCAAGATCAGCCAACTTAAATAAGAGGCTTGTTAATTCTACTTCTGTCATAATTACTTTGTTTTATAAAATCTTCCTAAAATATTTCCATTTAGGAATTCATCTTTCTCAAGCACCTCATATTGAAACTGGTGCTTTACTTCTTGATATGTCAGCTCCATCTGAGTAGAACAAATCACAAGAATTTCTCTTTTTATTGTTACTCCAGCTTTGTGAGCATCTTTAAGAATCTTATTACTACTGTAATATCTCATAAAGTCTGGTTTTAACTCTCTCTTGTACTTCTTAAGTCTCTTGTCCGTGG